GTTGAGCTTGAGGTTGTGATGCGGGTTGAGCCTGAGGAATTGTTGGTATCATAGATGAAAACGATCCTCCCATATATTATTAAATTATTATATTTTTTGATTTAAAATTATTCTATATACAAATAACATGATTCCACAAAATTTTTACAAAGTAGTCAAAGATTTTATTCGGGATATTTTAGGTACATTTCCTGAATTAGAACCATCTTTATCTGAAGAAATGAAGCATATTCATACAACGGATCTAACTGATCCAGTAGAAGAATCCTTGACCAAAAGTTATACGGTAGTATATGAACATGTTTTGAAAGAATTTCCTTTACGGTTTTTTGATATTTTATATGAAAAGCCAGAATTATTTCAAGAATCTAGATTTTTTCTTCCAGGAATTGATTTCAAGACATTATGGAATGAAAATATTACTGAAAAAACAAAAAACATTATTTGGAAATATCTAAAACTTATTTTGCTTATGATTCATGGAGGTGAAGGCGAACATTCCAAACTATTTGAAAATGTAAATATGGATGAATTGAAAGAAAAAATAAATGAAAGCATGAAAGATATTCATAATTTCTTTGATACAGAAAATGTTCCTAATCCAAATGATATGAAGGAACATTTGAATGGATTGATGAATGGAAAAATTGGTTCATTAGCAAAAGAAATTGCAGAAGAATCTATTGGCGACATTAATGATCCTAAAGTTGCCGATGATGCATTTAAAAATATGTTTGCTAATCCAACCCAAATGGTTGGCCTAATGCATAATATAGGAGATAAAATAGATAAAAAGATCAAATCGGGTGATATTAAAGAAAGTGAATTGATGGAAGAGGCCATGGACATGTTGGGAAAAATGAAGGATATGCCTGGAATGAAACACTTTGAGCAAATGTTTAACAAGTTTGGTGGAGGTAAAATGGATTTAAATGCCATGCAATCTCAGATGAATAGTAAACTTAACCAGGCAAAGATGAAGGAACGTTTGCAAAATAAACTTAAAAAAAAAAAGGAAGAAGCTGCCCAACCACAAGAACCAGAAAATGTTCCAACTGAAAACAAAAAAAAGAAAAAGAAGAAGAAAAAAAATAAAGAGAATATACATGACTCCGTTTTGGATAAATGATATTACTATTTTAATGGATAAACATCAATTAATATTATGGCCAACAAATGAAATGACCATGAATGAAAAACTAAATGCAATTACACGTTTAGTAATATTATTGTGCATTGCAGGTTTTATTGCAACTCAGAATATGAATTTTGTTTGGATAAGTGCTGTGACAGTTGCATGTATTGTTGTTTATTATAAATTAAATCTAGAAACAGTAGAAACGTTTGAAAAACAAAATTTTAAACATCATACTACGCCCACTGACACAAATCCAATGATGAATGTTTTGTTACCAGAACTTAATGGTAACCCAAACCGTAAATCGGCTTTGCAATATAATGATAAAACCGAAAAAATAATTAATGATAAAGTAAAAAAACAAATAGGCAAGAATTTGGACCCGCGATTATTTCAAGGTGTAAATAATGAGTTGGATTTAGAATATTCCATGCGAAATTTTTACACGACAGCAAGTACAACTATCCCGAATGATCAAGAGGGATTTGGCAAATTTTGTTATGGTGATATGGTTTCGGCAAAAGAAGGCGATCCACTTGCATTGGCCAAACAACATCCTCGGTTAGGTTCAGTAACTAACTAAACTATTTAAAATGATTCCTTTTATTTTTATATGGCAAAAGTAATCATTTGTGGAGTAGTGAAAAATGTAGAAAAAATCATTGAAAGCAATATTCAACATGCACTATTAACAGGTAGTCATTTTGAAAAATTCAAAATGGTAATATATGAAAATAATTCAACTGATAATACAAAACAAATTTTAAACAAATATAGCGAACATATAAAAATAATAAGTGAAAATATAAATGTAAACAAAGAAAATAGTAAAATTTGGGCATACACAGAGGTAACAGGAAGTGATCATCCATGCAGAATAGAACAAATTTCTAATGCTAGAAACAAATTACTACATGAAATTAATCAACCCATGTATGATGAATTTACGCATGTAATTATGATTGATTTAGATTCAAACGGATGGAATATTTCTGGTATATTGGATAGTTTTAAATTAATACACGAATGGGATGCAATTTTTGCAAATTCACATAATTATTATGATTATTATGCATTAAGAACACCACAAACTCCTTTTGGTCCAGAAATAATTGGGGAAAGGTTTTGGAATTTGTCTACGTATAAATTTAAAGAAATAGTTCCAGTATATTCTGCATTTAATGGAATAGGTATTTATAAAAAGGATATTTTTAAACACTACAAGTATGATTATATTGTGAATGATGACATGAAACAATTTTATAGAAATTATTTAAAAAATAATACGATTTCAGATAATATTATGAATAGTATTCAAACTAAATGCAACAAATTTCCATATGGCTATAAAGATGAAGAATCCACAATTTTTTGGAAATCAAATAGTGGATATGATAAGCCTGTTGTATGTGAACATATTCCTTTGAATTTTGCATTATATAATAATGGATATAAACTATGTATAAATCCAACTATGATTTATAATAGATAACACTACATTATCATTCGCACATGAATAAATAGTGGACGTCTATACAAATAGTCTAATACATGAGAAATTGCACATTTCTTCCTCCATATGATTTATTACTTCCAATCCACATTCCGTTTGAATCATACAATACTTCAAATGGAATATATGGTTTATCACGTGTGTATTCCCGATCTGTAGATTTAGTATATTCTAGCCTTCATCTGGAAATTGACGACTATATGTTGCTCCGTGTGCTGAAAAATTATTTTTTTTGGTATTTCGGGGTATTAAATTTGTTAGCAACGAATGTTTTACAATACTTTGTATAACTACCAATATGCTTTGAATTTCTAGTTCGGTTTTAGTGTTCTTATTTGTCCAATTGATTCGTCTGACCCACTTTACATAAATTCCATATTATTAATTGTATAAATCACTTAACTTGCACAAATTTGTAATGTATTTTAATGAAACTTGAATATTTTCCTGAGACATTTCACGAATTGCTTTTCGCAAATCTTGAATTGCAGTTTCAATTGTATCGGCATATTTAGCACCAATATCTTCTTTATAATCTTTATTCAAAAAATATTCAATATCTCCAGCATAAATTTTATCCTTGTATGGAAGTGTAATGTGAGTTTTCCATAATTGAATCAACATTTTTGGATTCGTTTGTTTAATGGTTTCAAAATATAATTTACATTTGATAAATCTGGCATCTTTTGCCTTATAGGAATTAGAAATATCATCCAGGCATTCATCCAATTGTTTAATAAACGTACTCAGTACAATTGAGTTATTGCTCATATATTCATTTATGTATATTATTTTTAAATATATATTATGAAAACATATAAAAAAGATGGCTGGAATTTAAAAAAGCATAGATATTATCATACACAAATGCCAGAGAATGCGTTTATTCATCTTCTTTACGTTCTTTAAAATACGTCATAATATCTTCTTTTAATTTTGGTGGACAAATTAGTCTTGGAACTAAAATACCGTCTGAATCATATTTTAAATGTAAATTTGGAGAATATTGATGTTCAATCATAATTTGCCATCTCTCTGTATATTGTCTATTCTTTTTAGATCCGTGATAATAATGGCGAATGATTCCAGGAACATATCCCAATCTTAATGTTTTGGCGTTAACTTGATAGTCCAACATACTTTGTTTATAATCTGGATGATAATCATAGTTTAAAAATGTCTGCACTTTATTGATAACAGATAAAGCTATAACATTATCGCCTGATCCTAATATACCTTTATCGTATAATCCGCCTATTTTTTCATAGGCTTTGCGAGTAATGGCCCATGCATATCCTGGATGCCAATAATCAAACCCTTTGGTATTATATTTTTTATTTTTAGAAAAGTTAAATCCAAAGCTACTAAAAATATTCATGGTAGATTCATCTTTATCCATATCAATACAATGACTAAACAGTTGGACAATATCTTTAGTTCCATTTAAAATTTTTAGCGCGTCTAATGCCCAATTTGTGTTTTCAAATTCAACATCGGCATCAATCCATGCCATTGCTTTCCAGTCAGCAGGTAACAATTTTACACCTAAATTAATCATGTTTTCTTTATGCCAAATAGGAACTTCACTAAACAATTGTAAATGGTTTTTATTTTTTTTAGTAACAATAAATTGTTGCCCAGGATAAATCATTTCTACGAGATACAGTTGTACATGGTCTTCATCTTCCAAACGACGTATAAATTCATTGAATAATTTATACCTCATTGCATATAAACATGGATTAGAAATGACAACGATTACGTGTAATTGTTTTTCAATAGGATCATTTTGCTGAATAGCATATTTTATATCATTTTGTTTATAATTAATACAATCAATTTCAATTCCATTAATAACTGTCATATAATACTTATTTAAATAATTTTTAAATTAAATATCAATATGATAAGTTTTGTAACTTGTATAAAATTAATGGGTGATTATGAAAATTATTATGAACGATTGCGCGACTATATTGAGAGTATATATACACAATGTACAATCCCCTATGAAATTATTGTAATAGAAGATATCAACGAAAAAAATACAAAATTTGTGCGGGATCATTTTTCGGAAGAATATTTTAAAAATCGTAACGTAATTCATGTGGAATATAACGTAACTTATCCAAACCCACATCATTATAACATGATAGAAGCTTTTGCTAAAAATGTAGGCATATATAAAGCAACCTACGATCATATTTGCGTGACTAACTGTGATATTACATTTGATTCAACATTTTTTACGTTTTTGCCAACTATTCGGCCCAATATTTTCTATAGGTTTATTCAATATGAAAAGGACGAAGCAGGAAATGAAAAATGTATAAATCCAGCTTTAAAAAATAAATCGCAATGGACATTATATCATATTGCACGCAAATCAGGTGATATAATGTTAATGGATAAAGCGAATTGGTACAAGATTAAAGGGTATCCCGAAAATACAGTGTGGGTACATAGTGATTTAATTGTGTGCAAAGTAATTAATAATAATCATATCCCTATTGAAATACCGAGTCATGTAAAAATATACACATTACCTCAAGAACGAAATTATAGTGAACAGCCGTATGAATTACAAAAAACAATGGAATATTTTGATGTTTGTAATTTTTAAATATTTAATTGGTATTCAAGAATTAACGGTAAAATAACACTATGTATATAACATGGGTCATTACATGTAAAATATTCGCGCTGTTCATGTTCTGAACCTTTTGATTGATATAAAGTAATTTTTTGTACATTTGATTGCACGCAATGCCTATCCAATAATTGACCTATCCATTCTTCAAATGCTTTTGGTTGTTCAATTGGAATGGTATAATATAATGGTTTACAAAAAGGTTCTTGCATAGTTATTTGGCAAAATTCTTTTACTTTTTCAATAGATTCTTTTTTATGAGATTTCATTCGCGATTCTAAATTATCAATAGTTGTTACATACCCATATTTATATAAATTTGGTCCAATTTGAATTATATAACATTGTCCATAAATACTTTCTTTTGATTTCTTTTTTATTGGTTCATTTTTTTCAGGACAAATATTATTTTTAGTTTGTTTTATAACTTCATATCCTAATTTTTTTGCTTTATTGATAAACTTAAACCCAGTTTTGGCTTTAAGTGTATCGGTTACTATTATTTTTTCTAAAATGTTATCATCACATACTGGTTCTATAATAAATCTAAAACAACTATTCCCTAATTCAGGTCCTAAATTTTTACTTAATGGCAATATATCTATAATTGATAAATAATTTGTTTGTTTACCATTTAATACTATATATATTCCATAAAAATCTTCTTGATTATATTTTCGGTCAGGTTTACTAATAGCATTTAACGCATTGAGTTGTTCTTTTAAATATTGTTCATTTATTTTATATAAATGTAAATTTGCAACAAGTTTAAAACATGTATCAAATGATATTTCTTCTCCTTTTGTGTTAAAATAAGTGTTTTTATTTTTTATAATGTATTCTTCATTTGGTGTTAAATATAAGTACATCATTTGTTCCATTTCTTTATGATATAATCCAATCATATCAATGTTAGGATATGTAATAAATTCTTGTTCGTCTAATATTTCATTTTTGAAATAAATTGGTATATTATAATTTTTCATTTGGATTAATGAAATAAGATATCTCCATTGTTTTTTATCTATATATTCTTTTCGTATTGGTTCAGTTAATGACATGCGAGTTACATATTTAACATGTAATCCTAGTAATTGCATTTCTTGTTGATAACTGTTAAACCATGCGCCTTCTTCTTCTAAGTTTAAATAATCAGTTGGCCATTTAATATAATCTCTATCTACTCTATTTTGAAAATCACCTTCGGAAATGGTTGGGTCATTAGATAACATGAAAATATCATCTGGTTTTGTTTCCGCGCGTATAAATTCTTCATGATTCACCATAGAATTTAGCACTATACGAGATGCATAATGTCCATACAAAAGCCGTTTATTCCCTCCTCCTTTGTGACCTTTTTCATTTGAGTTGCCTGATATACGCCATTGTAATATTTTGGTCATTGAATCTAAATCCTGTGGTCCTTTTTCCATGGAAAGATATAATAATATTTCCCCTTTTGGATTTTTACGAATATGGACACATACAAATTCTGCGTCTGAATATTTGTGATCATCCATAAATTCATATAATAATGCATGTGTTTCATGTTCGCGTGATTCTTTAATATGCGCCTTATATGCTTGTTTAATTGGCATACTATATTTTCCTTCGGAATCTGCCATTGTATACATTGATTTTAAATTATTATTAAAATCAATTTTATATTTAAAATATTTGTAATTAACGTTTAACTGCTAAGCGATACAAAAGATAAACACCTAACAAATAAATACCATATTCATATGTTTTAAAAATAAAATCATTTGGCAATGATCTAGTATATTGTAAAGTCATCCCTTTTTTTTTCTTTTTATTATCGTTTTTATTATCATTCTTTTTGTTGTCGTTTTTATTATCATTCTTTTTATTATCGTTTTTGTTATCATTCTTTTTATTATCGTTCTTGTTGTCGTTTTTTTTATTATCATTCTTTTTGTTATCATTTTTTTTGTTGTCGTTTTTTTTGTTATCATTCTTTTTATTCTTTTTGTTATCATTCTTGTTATCGTTCTTTTTATTATCGTTATTCTCTTTTTTATCATCATTTTTTTTATTTTTTTTAGTTGATTCGGCACATTTTTCGTTAGTAATAGGATTACGTCTATCTGAAAACCAACAAGGATTATATTCGGCTATATCTGAATCACATACGTATTGTTCCTCTTCGCCAGTAACATTATTAATATCACGAACTGGCATTCTTATTTTTTGGCATGGAGTTTCTTTATCAAATGCCTTAAATATTTTAAATGGGTTTATATACGTCATATTTCCCAATACACCAGGTACAAGACCTTGAAATGATGTCATTTGCATTCCCATACCAGATGAAATAAATGGTATAGTCCCATCAGGTATATTATTGATAAATACATGGCGGGTCTGAGTTGTGCCATTTATATCTTTACATGTTCCTCCAGTATTCATAAAATATTTATTTCCCATTGGACTTACATTTTGTGCTCTACTTTCACCAGAAACTAATACTTGCACATAATCTCCTAAAACGGCTACGTTTTTACCCAAAGCATTTGCTTTAGGTGAAGATCCAAGTTGTTCAGGAGCTTTAATATATTTAGAATACGGATATGTAAAATCTGTAGTATTTAATTGACTCATATACTAGTATATTATTTATTCTTGTTCATATTTTTTTACTTGCGGATCTGGAATATTTTTTTGTAATGTACTGATTTGTTCAGTTGTTGTATCTGCTGCATCTTGTATTTCTTGAATTGTTTCTTCGTTCAATTGTAGTTCACGCAATTGTTTATGTATACTTTCAATTTCTCCTTGTTGAGATTGAATTACATCCATAGGCGTAGTCTCTAACCCTTCTTTGTAATAATAGTTCAACCATACAAATATGGATACAAGTAATATGGCGAATCCAATCCATTCATACATTAATACATAAATATATTTAATTTTGGGTGTTAAAAACTTGATCCGTTAAACTATTTAATTGTTGTGAATTAGCATCATTCGTATTTTTTACAGATTGTACTAAATCATTCAATTCT